TGACTGCCTTCTTGAAGAAGGTTTTCAACACCTTCTATAACAAACGCAGCAGCATCAATCATGCCTGCAATGTTTGCATTAAATGTTTTGGTTTTATCATTCATACGGCTACTCCGTCTTGATAACGCCATACTGTTCCGTCACTCACTACACTCGGTTTATTTGATGCACCATCTGAAACAAAAACCATTTTGTATCTGTTTGTTGCTGCATCAGGTAAATCACTTATGCTGAATGCTTTCCCACCGATTAAAGTCAACGTGCGTTCATCAATTTCATTTTGTGTGTCATTAATAACTGCTGATAAATATGGAGGTGCATCTAATGGAATGTTAATTGTCATGTGACAGTTGCTTCTAATGATACTTGTATATTACCAGGAGGAAGTAACGCCCGATCTGATTCACCACGAATGCCTTGTAAAGCGCGTGTGTATAATGTTGACCATTCCTGAATACGGTCATCTTTAAGATATATTCCACCCATCACTAACGATCCATATAAGTATGCATCAGGATGATTATCTAAAACCCAGTTTGTATCTGTGTCTGTTGTCAATGCAGGAATACGTTGATAGTACAATAACGTATAATCATAATTTGAATCTGGTATTGGTTTTAATTTAAAGTTGCTGCCAACAATGGCTATATGTGTTGGCTGACCACTGGCATCAGACGGAACACTTTGTTCAAGTGCTGTCGGTGTTACAAAAGACGGGATAACACTTCCACCACCTGTTGATAAGAAAAAAGTTTCAACTGATAAAAAATCTGAAGGTTGAGCAAGTGTTGATGTACTTCCTGTCAATGTACCTGTTAATGTTGTCAGCATATCTTTGACACGCAAATCACGATTTAATGCTGCTGTTGCACGATCAATCCATTCATTACAGCGTGTATCTAAAGATGTATCCCACACGACTTCTGCAAGAACAGCCGTTCTTAATGTTCCTTTATTAGTGATACTCATTCGGCTGCTACTCCTTTATTCAGATATTCCGTTATCGGTATCGCGCAGTATCCGTAACGTGGCGGTTCTTTAAAACAGGATGTCAGTAAATCTTTTCTGTATTTAGGTTCTAATCCTTTGACACGTTCAAATGCTAGTTTGTATTCAAGGTGATGACGCGGAATATCAGGATCACAAAAGTCTAATGTTTGTGAATCAAGTTCTTTCAGTTCATGTAAAGCGCAGGCTTCAGGAATTAAAATACGTATTCCTTTTGCACGACACACTCCAATCAAGTACGCCATGTTAGGTCGTTGATACGCCCATTCATCTTCGGCTGTCAGATCAACACCCCATATTCCGATCTTTTCAATCTTTTCTAAAAAGGCATGAACAATCATCCACGCAATTGAACTTTCAAGGTACGGTTCATTTGTGCCTGGTAAACACAAGTACGGGATTTTACGAATTTCATCTAATGGAAATACTTTGGCGTTTTCAATGTACGTATCCTGTAACCATAAATCTTCACCATTGCAGTCAGCAATAGACTGAAGCCAGTCTGGATAATGCATACGATCTGATATTGTACCGTTTGTCCAGCTAGGCGGTGTGTGAATTTCATAATGTCTTGCACCGACAAATGCCATATCCCACGCTAATCCCCACATCTCCCAGGACTTGTCGTGTGTTGGTGCTTCTTTGCGTGTGTTGTCGCAACGACCAAGTATGCCTACTTTACGCATGAGGTTGTTCCTGTTCTTGTTTGCCATTCTTCAACGGTGCAACATCTTCGGGATCAAATTCGATTTCAACTTCACCAGCAGCCATTCTTTTCTTAATGTTTCGGCCTGCAAGCGCATGACGGGTTGTAAATCCAAGTGTGCCGATATGAACAACAAGTTTAGATACATCGTGATCTACATAAACGGGTATGTCATGCTTTTCGCATTGACGGCAGAAATACACATCTTCGCCCATCACACGTAAACCATCTTCTGTCGGCTCAAAACAAAATGCAGGCGGGTCTTCTGATATTTTATTAAACACACTGATATGCGTTAGCATCAATCCCATACCTACGTGTTTTACTTGCTGTATGCCTTCATCAGCTTCTTCCGTATATAATGGCCCGACATAATCATCTGTTTCTATGTAGGCACATGGTACAGGCGGTATAGTCTTACGTGTTACGTTTGCAGCAACTACGGGAACGTTATCTTTAATAAACCAGTCTAAGGCGAAAGGCGGGAAACCTTGATCGCTGTCCACCCAGTAAATGTAATCTGCTTTTTGTTCCCATGCATTCGCAACGATTTCATGGCGGTTCATTACCAGGTTTGAAGACCGTGCATGATATATTTCAATTTCGCCTTTGTAGTCGCGCATAGTACGGGCAATGGATAACATACACATAGCCGTAACCGTTCCATTAGTCGGGATACCGATTAGTACGCGTGGATGTTTTTTCTTATTTGTATTTGTTTTTTTCTTACTCATAATCGACCAGGCCATGTTCTGAAAGCTGCGTTATCAGGATCGTTACACCATTCTTTAATCCATGATTTCGGTATATTTTTATATCCTTCACGCTTCATTTTAATCAGCCATTCGTTATAAATGTAATACGGTACACTCGCTACGTGTCTAAATTCTTTAGATGGCGTTTGCTCACGTATTCTTTGTACTTCTTTCAAAATTGGTCTGACATCCTGCTTTACACTTTTTACGATGCCTTGCAGACTGCCTTTTGGAAAATGTTCTAAGTGACGTTCATCAATCAGTTCTGTTTTTATGCCTGTTGATGGATTGTCTTCTACAATCATTCTTTTCATATACAACTTCCTTAAAAAGAAGAAAGACGTTTTGCAACGCCTTTCTCCTCACTACATAATCTTAACAACTAGGACTGTGTTGCAATATCGAACACGCTACCGTGTGCGCCTTCATTCAACATTGCTAACGTATATTCAACGGTGATAAACTTACGGTCACTATCACCTGTTTTTGCAAGGTCTTGTTCCTGCATACGTCTGAGATACGCAACTGATGCATATTCAGGATCAATAATATGGCAATCCCGTTCACGCATGAATCTGGACGCGACCACGCGTATCTCACCAAAATCGCTGGCATAGACGCTAGCCGAGGCCAATATCATATCTTGATCTACACTTTGTCGTGCTTGTGAACGACCAGTAAATCCTGACACAACTTGTTTGTTGTATGGGCCAACAAGCATAAGTGAAGGATCGCCACCTTCAGTAAAGACTTTTTCTAAAACATCTTTAACAAACGTTTCAGATAAATCCCTTACGGATGATGCGTCAGTACGACCAGCCGTTGCTGCTCCAGCATTTGCTCCAGCAGTTGTTGCAGCAGCCGTTGCTCCTTGAACAGTAGTCGTCACATTATTCATGTTGACGTTGGTTGAAATCCAAGAATCCCATGCACGTAGCAAGCGTGGTTTAGTCGCTGCGCCTGCAAAGTATCCCTGGTTGACACCGATCAAATTAAATTCGACATCACGCTTCAGCGTTTTGCCGCGTTTAACAAGTGCGTAATCAAGCATATCATCCATGCCAGCCGTATCCATAGCGCGTTGTGTACCTGATACAGAAATTGCTTGTGCAGAAATTTGTGTATAGTTAAACACCCGCGATGGCGGTGTTATGGTTGATGCTGCGTAATCATCACCTTCTATTTGTGAATTTGACATCATTTATTATCGCAAACCTGTTTATGATTTGCTTCTGTATATTACTATACAGTTTAGACTATATCATAACCCGTGACGGGTTTTAGGCGCTCGTGGAAAAAATATTGTTTGGTTACTCATTTTTCTAGTCGTTGAACCTTCTAGCTACTTTTATACCTTTCACTAGCTTGGCTGCTGATTGTCCTCGTCATTACACGCTAGGAGTTTCCAGCAATTCACCTAATTTGCAATATATTATTTCTAATATATGGGCCTCAAATTTAAGCCGCAGCAGCGAGTGAATCTGTTGACCACTCATGCTTAGTTGATGATGCTTCAGTCTCACTCAAATGCGCCAATAATGGGCAGTCAGTAGGACTGATATTATAAATGAAGTTTTGTAAATCTTCACGATT